GAGAGAGAACATAGTCTTGTAGTAGTTTCCAAGACTATTATATGACATTATAAGGTAAAAAAATCGTTTAACGAAGTCAAGATAATCTCTCTATCATGATCCTTTTCATTCTTATACTTAATTTTATACTCCATATGAGGGACACTCAGCAAGAATTTCTGGGTTTCTTGAAATGTCTTAATATTAAGATTTTCTACAAATTCGGCTAAATCTTTCTTCTTATAGTCCTTAGCCGAATAAACTTCATCTTCATAATAGATAGTGTCGATACAACGGAGAATGAGCTCGAACATATAATCCTTTTCAAGAGCCATAAACTCCTTATCGTCATACAGAGAAGCAGAAGGATATTTCATAATCATGCCTGATCTATCAGTTATTTCAATCTTGTTACTAGTTTTTTCAGGATATACCATTTTCACATCATCTAGATTTACAACAAAATCATAAATCTTTTCATCCTCTGCATCTTTATAAGAAACCTTTACACTGCTATCAACAGAAAACGCCCTTAACCTTAAGAAAATATATTCAAGGTCAAAAATGGCCAGTTTGTTCACATCCAGTTTTGGGTCAAGTGAACAGTTATTCACTATCTGTTTAATTACTGATAGAATCTCAGTTTCAGTCTGGCCTTCTTTGGCCATAAGAATTAGTTTCTCTTCTTTAACAAGAAATGGTCTGAACTGAAAACTCTTCTTTAAAGAGGGAATATCAATACTATAAATCGGTTGATCAATTTTAGGCAAAGACATGCTATACTCCAAATGTTATGGTGAAATGTTTATAGAATTATTTTTTTCAAATCCTGCAGGAGCTTGGGCTGGTTGCCCTGGTTGACGTTGAATGGAGGATCCTTCAATCGTATAATTGGTATATGCAATACCGACATTTAATTTTACAATAGAATTATCTCCCCATGCAAGTGGAACTTCTCTTATAGAAGTCGGAAATGCTTCAAATAAATTTATCTTTTGCACCGGATTACCGTAATTATCATAGACAACTATCTGAATTACAGTGGAATATTGGTCTTTATATTCAACCTGATATTTTGGCTGTTGAGTGTCAGTCCCAGCAAAATCATTTATTGCTCTTAACCATTGATACCAATATTGCCATATCTCTCCATATTCGTCTAACATCATAGAAAAACTTACTTCTTGATATTGAGCATTAATTGGCATCTTTTGTGTTGCACCAATACCAAAACGATTGATATCAGATGTCATAAGAGACATACCAGGAGCTCTGACCTGATCTATACGAAATTTTAAATTCTCAGCTATTTTCTGAGTAGGAACAGGAACGTTAGAAGAACTTACTAAAGCATTGAAAATAATCTGCGGAGTGGCTATATTTACTTCAAAAGCGTTTGCGTACAGATAGCCATAATCGCTAACATTCTGTTTGAATTGGTTTATATTAAAAGCCATCGTTTATCCTAATAAGGTGGTGAACCAGAATATCTACGATCTGGATTTGTATTCCATCTCTGTAACGGAAGCATCACAACCTTGGCCCAGTCTGATGGGTGGACATAATGAAAAGAGCTTCTTACGTGCCCATACAGATATCTTTTCAGGCAACTCTCGAATCCTTTAAACTGACTCGTGTATGCTTTCAATATCTTATACGACACCATAATCTTTGTCGAATCATTGTATTTATCGTTATTCTTGACACCGTTGAGAGCATCCATTAACTGAGCTCTGGCTGACGGAGGTAAATAATGAAGATTTAATCCTAAGAACCCGTCTGAATACATTTCTATAATAAGAGTAAGAGGATATGAATCCCAGAAAGGCAATTTAGCCTTAGTCTTTGGATCGTATACATATAGGAACATTTCGCCTATCATTGGCGCTGTCCTTGTAGCAAACAGCTTACTGGGGTCTTTCTTGTTCTCCCCGACATTCTTGGCTGTATCACGAAACCAATCTTGGGCGTTCTTGGCAACTTCTCTGCCAGCGCCTTTCAGTAGTTTCTTAAACTCTCTTTGATCGGCCATAAGACGCTATCCCCAGTTCTTTCTCTGTCATTAACATAAACTCATATCCACGGTCTCGGCAATATTCTTTAGCAGCTTTCCATTTAGCTGAGTTCACACCCCATGTCATTACCTCAGATATATATCGCTTTGTCTTTCTGCCTTCCATAATAGCTGGAGGCTGGCACTGAGCAGCTGGTTTCACTTCGATCAATATGGTCTTTGTTCCACCATTGTTAGTCTTACAGCGAGCAGTGAAATCTACATAATATCTATGAATACGATTATCGATGGGCGATCTATATGGTATAACGGTCTCCTCGCTCTGCCACCAAATAATGTTTGGATCCTCATCGAGCCTGTGCATGAGCTTCAACTCCCAACCAGAACGATACTCTATATTGGTCGGGTCGCCTTTATACTTGTCTGGATTTTTTGGTTTATAGAAACCTTTATACTTCGCCATCTCATTCTTCTAATAAATAACTATAGAATATTTAGCCTTCAATAAGGATATAATAATGGCTGGTACTAATTTTCCTACTCCTCCACAAAAGAGATATAGTTCTAGGTGTTTTCCTACAGATCTTATACAAGATGGCAGAGAATATTATACTGATATTTCTTTTGTTGAATATTCGGCTTCTATGCAGGTTAATAATGGACCAAGTATTTCTGGTGGTATGGGAATTAAATTACCAATGCCAAGAAGAATTAATGATATAACAAATTTAAATTGGGCTGAGATTTCTGCAACTGATATGGCAGGTCAATTGGCTTCTCAGCAAATGGGTCAGGCTGGAGCGGCTATACAGGCAGCTGGCACCGGTGCTCAAATTGGAACAGGTCTTGCTTTAAATCCAATGATGTTTATGATGTTCCAGAGGCCATCATACAAAGAACACACTCTTTCTTGGACCCTTGCTCCTGCCAGTCAAAGAGATTCTGACGAATTAAACGACATTATTAATGCTTTCAAGAAGGCTTCATTGCCCACTTTAGACTATGGCGGGGCTCTATTAGGTTATCCAAATATCGCCACTATTAGTTTTAAACCAGATAAATACTTATTCAAATTGAAGCCTTGTGCTATTATTTCTGTTCAGGTAGATTACACTGGAGCGGGAATGCCTTCGTTTTTCAAGAGCGACGCACCAACTGTTGTAAACCTTACTGTTATGCTGAAAGAGATTCAGCTATGGAACAGAAACAATTACGAGATGTAAAATGGCCGAGAAGTATTTCGAGAAATTTCCAGTAATTACATATTCTAATAATCAGGTCGTTGATATTACCAAGAGAGTTGCTCTCATGGAAAAGATATCTACGAACCCATATGTGTTTTATCCTTATGATATTACTTCTGACGAACGTCCTGATCAATTATCTACAAGATATTATAACGATCCATATAGAAGCTGGATTTTCTATTTAACAAATAAGATAGTTGATCCATATTATGAATGGTATATGTCAGATAATGAATTTGTTGATTATATTGATAAGAAATATGGATCTTTTGTAAATGCGCAGCAAAAGATTATGTATTATCGCAATAATTGGGAAACAGCCATTGAAGAAACTATAACAAAATCTGAGTATAACGCCTTAGACCCAGATGCACAAACTTATTATGAACGTATATATGATTCAAGGCAAAATGTAATGGCATATAAAAGATCTCAATTAGATTGGAGATCTAATACTAATAAAATTTGTGGGTATCAAGTTAATGCTATTGCTGATCAATTTAAATCATTTAACCAAGATGAAATAGTGACAGTTGTATTTAATGATAGACAATCTGGTAACGGACAATTCTTAAATTCGGCTAATACAGGGCAGTCGAATGTCGTCGCTTTGCAGCACATGAGAGGTACATTCTCAACAAGTAATGATGTCGCTATATCTAACGGTAGTTTTATATATGGCACAGAATGTCAAATAAAATTACCTCTTACTGAATTTTATCCTTTGTCTAATAATATTCCAGATTCTGTTGAACAATTCTGGTCTCCTGTTTCTTATTATGAATACGAATTAGAAAGAAAAGAATATAATAAATCTATTCGTGTTATTGATGCATCGTTTAGAGATATTATTGCTGAAAATTTAAAAGATTTAATGAAGGTGTAAAATGCCAGTCGGTGACGTAAAAATTTCTACATTAAAAATCGGTGATCTTGATTTAACTGATTATCAGACTGCAGGTTATGGCGGTATTAATATCTATGAAGATATTTTCAATCCATACGGACCTGTAGCTGAAATTAGAGTGGTCGATCATTCTGATGCACTTGGTAAAAATAATATTAACGGTTCGTATGATAAAGATGTTGAAATATCTCTCAGACCTGCCGACCAGGGAGGATCAAGCAGTGGTTCTGGAGAACGTAAATTTAAATTTAAAATGTTTCAGAATAAAAATTTAGATGATCTTTCTCATAAAAGTGTAGGTGCTGGGCACTTTAAACAATATGATATCAGGTCAGTTTCAGCAGAGATGTTAAATGCTCAAAGTAATTATATGCAGAAAAGTTATAATAAAAAAACAAGCGATGTTGTTAAAGATATATTAGAAAACGGTTTCAAGACTGATAAGGATGTTGAGATTAAGAGTGAAACTAAGGGTAAAAGACGTGTTATATTAAACAATGAGCATCCTTTAGATTCTCTTCATAGATTGAATTCTATACATGAGTCTGATACTGATGAATCATCTTGTTTTGTTTGTTTTCAGCAAGCAAAAGATGGAGATCAGAAATATGTGTTTGCTACTTTTGAAGAACTGTTTAAAGGAGAATCTTCTGTTAAATTAAAGCAGAGAACTGATCTTGATTATGGTAATGCTTCTGAAGAAGATAAGCAAAATTCTATTATGTGGTTTAAAGCTCCTGATTCTTTTTTCACCGGAACAAGATCTTTGATTAAGGGTAATGAACAAACTTTTAATCTAACAACACATCAGCCTTGCGATGTTGATCAGAACAAAGAGCCTAATTATAAATTTATTGACCAACCAGTATTTAAAGGTCCAAATTCAGATATGAAGAAAGTTCCTATTGGCACTGTATATGATAAAGCCAATGATAAAGATAAACATACAACTGCTACAGCTAAAGTAAAGAGAGCAGGATTTCTTGCTCATTTATCTCAGAATTCGGCAGAGCTTGAAACATATTTCAATCCTGATATTCATCTTGGTTCTATTATTGATTTAGAGATACCTAAAAAAGCTAATAGTGATACTTCTCAAGGAGAAAAACAGTTTAATGGTAAAGCTCTCGTTGTTGCTATCAGAACCAAAGTTAAACCAACTGGTCAACAGCCATATGCCACTATGATTCTTAGAGTTGTGAAGGCTTCTTATAAAGAAGGAGGCGAAGGAGAGGCATGATTAGAATAGCAGAAGTTAGAAACTTTGAAGACGATCCAACTAAATCTGGGCGTGTTAAAGTAAGAATATATGGTAAGAATAACGACGACCAAGAAGTGAAAGATGATGAACTTCCATGGGCCATGGTCATGCACCCAGTCACATCAGCTGCTACTTCAAAAATTGGTATAGTTCCTTCAGGTCTTGTTGTTGGATCTAGAGTTATTATTACATATCTACCAGGTGATGACGCCGAACAATATCCTATTGTTATTGGTTCTATAGCACGTGGTGATCTACCAGAAGGTAAATCGTAATGGCAGTTACAAAAGAAGCAGATAAAGACACTGGTGGTGATATTAATAATCCTGGTATTGATAATCCTGGCTATTCAAAAGGCGATAGTCAGGACAAAGATGCATTCAAAGATAAAAACAATATTTGGAACAACCAGACTATTGATCAAGAAGCCCCAAAGGTAACAAAAGACGAAGCAGAATATGGTGATGCTCCTTTTATTAAGAGTGATGACGCCAAAGCATTGAGTGACATAATAGATAAGTTCGCTCCTAATGCTGACAAACCAACTACAGCTTCTGCTAATCAAGGTAAAAATCTACCAGAGATATTACAACAAGTAGATCCTAAATCTCTTGCGCAAATGCTTCCTCAGATGATGAAGAGCATGGGACAAGCAAGAGATGTTATGAATATTACTATTCCTTCTGCAAGAATAACAGTGATTAGAGATTCTTTTTCTAATGCTTTAACTATTCTAAACGACCAGAATGGTTACGAAACAGTTATAACTGCATTTAGTATTGCTCTTGCTGGTAATGGATATGCATCTATTGTTCCACAATTTGCTGGTATTGTTTCTGATGCTATTCTTAATCTTGTCAAAAATGCATTTGCTTATGGCGCAGATAATATACCAAAGCCAATTTATAATCAGGTAGTTGTTGGCACTCTTGAACCTAATCCTGTTGTTCTACCAGCAGATGTACCTTTGTTGTATGTAAAACAGTATTATCCTATTACCGCTGATCCATATCCTGGATACATTCAGTGGCTTTCTCCAGATGGAACAAAAAGTGTTTATGTTAAGAGAGGCCCAACAGATTATCCTACTGATTCTGCTCTCCAGGATCTATTCACATCCGCTGAGATAAACTTAGCCAAAAATTTAAACCCTTATATTGCCACACAAACATTGACAGTTGATATTCTAAATAACTTGTTAATACAACAAGATCAATTGACTTATGATCAGGGTATTAATAATAGTCTTGGTAATGGCTCTGGTGGTGGCGGTGGAGGCCAAGGTATGCAACAGCTTCTTGGTATTCTGATGCAGTTAATCCAAAAGTTTCAAAATGGACAGCTTAAAGAAGGTGTTCTTAACCAAGGTAATATGCAGAAAACATTAGAGAAGTTCAAAAATAACATGGGCGCTCTAAATAAATTGGATCAATTGACTGGTAAAGCATTTGGTTTGGGTAATATTGGAGACATCGGTAACCTTCAAGGAATGCTCAGCCAAGCACAAGGTATGCTTGGTAAAGGTGGAGGAGGAGGTGGCGGTGGTTCTGGTGGAGGCGGTGGAGGTGGAGGAGGTTCTTCTCCAAGTGCTCCATTCACTCAGAATCAGATTAAGGTTACAAATAACATACTGAACATTCTTGCTAATAATCAGCCAAAGACGGTTTAATAATGTCTGATAAAAATAATAAAAAACTACCTAAGTGTAGTGTGAATAGAGGCGACACAAAACCAAAATATGGTTATGTGTACGGAGAAGCAGATGCATGCGGTGGCGGTCATCTACGTTACAGAAATCCTGCAGAAAATGATAAAACATGGGAACAAACTGTAAAACCAAGTGGTAATTACCAAACTATAGAACACGATCAACAACAAGACGTAGAATTACATACACATCTACATCCTGGTCATACAAGAGTATATGTCGGCAAAGGTCATTCAAAACAGATTGATGGACAGCATGATGTTAATGGTGAAAAGACTGGTCGTCATGAATATGGTGGCGATGCTGCATATAATAAAAAAGGTGATCACTACGAAGGTAGTGGCGGCAAAAGAATATGGGGTACTGGCGGTGGAGTGTTTGAACATCACACAAGTCCTGATAGTGGTGGAGGTGGTTCTGGAGGTAGTGCTGTTGGTGGTATGTTTGGCGATGCAGGTGGTGGTAGCACAGACCAAGGAACAAAACATAATAAAGTTGTTGATGGAGACACAGTAACCAAGAACAAAGGTAATCATCACTCAAACAGAGAAGGCGATGAAGTAACTGCTATTTCTGGTAATAAACTTACTATGATCAAAAAAGGCGATTACGCTACTAATGTTCAGGGAGGCAATTGGGATAGCGATGTATCACAAAAGGCTAGATTTAAGTCTGGTGACGACATGGCTATGTTGACAGATAAGAACTATTCGAGTGCTTCTAAGGAAAAAACTTCAATATCTTCTGGTAAAGATATGACCATTCATAGTGACGCTAAGAATGATATATCTTCAAAAAGTGATATGACCATTAGTTCTGATTCTAAGATTACTATTAAGGTTGGTGGCTCCTCTATAACTATTGAAGATGGTACGATCACTATTAAAGCCTCCAAAATCAAATTCGAGGAGGGTTAATGCCAAACGCACACAAAGAACAAGATCTAAGAAACTGTGGTGCAACCACTATATCACAAGGTCAGAGTTTCGTTACTATTTCAGATAAAAAATGGGCTGTCGAGAATGATCCAGACAGTCATGGTGGTGGAGGATTGATTGCCTCTAAATCTTATGTTACCATAAACGGTAAAAAGGTTATTGTTGATGGAGATAATGCTAACCCAGATAACGCAAGACATATGAACCCAAAAGCAGTGAGTCCCACTGGATTCGTAGAGGTAAATTAAATGGCTAATCTAAAATTAACAAGAGCCGAGACATTAACTGGATCTAAGAAGAAAACGGAGTTCTTTTCAGACTTTGTTTCCAGTTTTGTTGTGACTCCAATGGGCAATCAGCTTGGTAGGGTGGTTAACGAAAAAGCTATTAATCAGTCTATCAAAAATCTGCTTCTTACGGATCTTGGAGAGCGTCTATTCCAACCTAATGTTGGTTCTGATATTTCATATCTTCTGTTCGAACCGAATTTTGCAGAAAATTATGATATGATTGAAACATTCATAAAATCAACAATTAAGAATTTTGAACCAAGAGCCCAGATTCAGCAAGTATTGTTTGATAATGATCTTAATAACGAACATGAGATCTATGTTACTATCGTATACAATCTAATAAATAACCCTGAAATTATAACTTTTAATTTGCTGCTGAAAAGAGTCCGATAAATGGCCAATAGCTCTCTTACACTAAGTTCTCTTGATTTTGACACTTTAAAGAATAATCTTAAGAAATTCTTATCTTCACAGGATATTTTCAAAGATTATAATTTTGAAGGCTCAAACATCAACGTCCTATTGGATGTATTATCATATAACTCATATCTGAATTCTTTCTATTTGAATATGATAGCTTCAGAGATGTTCTTAGATTCAGCGCAGAAATATGACTCTATTGTATCTCATGCGAAAGAGCTAAATTATGTTCCTCGTTCGGCTTCTCATTCAGTAGCCGATATTTCTTTCACATTAGAGACAAAAGATCTTAATAATAAATTAACTATCCCAAAAGGGACTAAATTTTATGGCACTAATTCTAATGGTACCTTTAATTTTGTAACAGATCAGATTTCAACATATGTATCGGTTAATGACACTTTCTCTGTAGCTAATTTGCTTATTAAAGAGGGTTCATATTTTCAAGATTCATATATTATGAATTATGACCTCGAGAATCAGCGTTTTCTTATCTCTAATAAGAATATTGATATTAGTAGCATTTCAGTTAATGTAAGTGAGAATTATGGAGCTAATGTAACAGAGTTTCAAAAAGTTAATACTTTATACAATTTAGATACTTTTTCTAATGTTTATTTCATTCAGGCAGCAGAGAATAATCTTTATGAAATTACATTTGGAGATGGTTTGTTTGGCCGTAGACCTTTAAACGAAGCTCTTATTACTGTTAAATATATTATAACTAATGGCTCAGATGGTAATGGTGTAAAGGCATTTAGTCTTTCCGATGACCTTGGTTTTCTTAATGGTGGCACTGCAAATCCATCTACAATAACAGTCAATAGAGAATCTCAAGGTGGTGCTAATCAAGAATCTATCGAGTCTGTTAGATTTACTGCTCCTAGATATTTTGCCACTCAACAGAGAGCTGTTTCTTCTGATGACTATGCTTCTTTGGTTTTAGCTAATTTCGGTGGAGAAATAGGAGACGTAGCAGTTTATGGCGGAGAAACCACAGAACCTAAAAAATATGGTCGTGTTATTATTTGTTTAAAACCTTCTTCTGGTGTTATTGCACCTAATTATGTTAAAAATAAAGTTGTAAACTATCTTAGGGATTATATTGTTATTCCTAATAGAGTTCTTATTTCAGATCCAGAATATATGTATATTTGGATGAATTCTATTGTTGAATATAACATTTATAAAACTGATAAATCTCCAAAAGATATTCAATCTATTGTTATTAATACTATAACTGATTTCAGCGAAAATAACTTAGAAAAGTTTAATAAAGATCTTAGATATAGCAGATTGGTAGCTGATATTGATAATTGTGATATAAGTATATCTAGTAATCAATCAGATATTCGTGTTATTAAAAGAATAGCTCCTAAAATGAAATATCCTTCTACATATTTGTTAGACATTAATAATCCTATTGATGTTTCTGGGGATGTAATAGATAATCAAGATTTATTAGAAAATCCTACATATGAAGGTAGATTTGACGTTGCTAATATAATATCTTCAAGATTTGATTATATTACATCAAAAGGAGATACATATTCTATTTGTTATATAGAAGATGACGGAGAAGGAGTTCTTTCTGTATATTCTATTATTAATAGTATACTAAGTAAAATTGAAGACGTAGGTACAGTTGATTATAAAAAAGGTATATTAAAAATTAATAATATAAGAGTTTTCAATTTTGAAAGATACATTTCTATCTATTGTAAAACTATAGGTAAAGATGTTCTTGCTAATAAAACAAAAATAATTATCATAGACCCAGTTGATTTAAACATCAATGTTAGAGAGACAAGTTATTAATGCAATTTTCTATTGAATCAATTGTATCTAATTTTATAGAAAATCAGTTCCCTCGTATCTACAGAGAGCAGGGACCCGATTTTGTCATGTTTACAAAAGCATATTATGAATGGATGGAAAATAAAGATTCTTTTCCAGACACTGATGGTAGTTTAGTAAAACCTCCTATATATCAAGCTAGAAAGCTATTAGAATATAGAGACATTGACGAAACATATATTGAATTCTTAGAACATTTTCAGCAGAAATATCTATATGGTATTCCATTCAGTATTATTATCAGTAAGCGTTATCTTCTAAAACATATATTTGATGTTTATAGATCTAAAGGCACTATTCAATGTTTTCGTCTTTTATTCAAACTAATCTATGATGAAGATGTTGAAATTTATCTTCCTGGTAAAGATTTATTAAAACCATCAGATGGTTCATGGCATGTCCCACGTTATCTTGAACTCTCTAATCAGAGCCCAGCTAATGTTATTGCTCAATATGTTGGTAAAACAATTATTGGTGTTACTTCAAAAACTGTAGCAGTTGCTGAAGATTATGGTAGAGAATCTCTTTATAGAGACAGACTTAACATTCTTTACATCTCAAATTTAACTCCTAAAGAAGGAGAATTTACTGTTGGAGAAGCAATTGTAGAGTTAGGACAAGAAAGTAACACAGCTGTAGTAATGAATGCTCCAAGAGTTCTTGGTTCTCTTGCTACGCTTGAAATTTTAAACGGTGGTGATAAATTTATACAAGGCGATGCATTAAAGATAATGCACAGAGAAGCATATACTAATGCTATAGCATCATTCGGCGATGGTGGTATTGTAAGAGTTATAGAAACTATGAGAAGTCGTGGTTCTCTATATTTTGATATTCAAAAACCAGGGTTTGGTTTTACATCAAATGCTCAAATATTTTTATATAATAGTCCTTATGATAAACAAGGTCATGGAGCATCTTTTACTCTCAATTCTCTTACCTTAAGAAAAAAGATTTATTATAATACTGATATTTTCTGCGATCATATGAATAATGTGATTGGCGCTGATTCATATGATTTTCCTAAATTACCAACTGCTAATGCTCAAACAATGATTGGTAAAGCATGGAATTATGGAAACAATGTATTTGGAGCTATTGAGTCTATTACTAATATTAAAACAGGTTATGAATATCAAGCTGCAGCTAATGCATTTGTTCGTTCTACTCTTTTGTCTAACACCCTTCCTGGAAATGTGAGTTATAATAACACTTGGAGTTTATGGAATCTTTCTTATTCTGGTGAAGCAAAAAATTATAGTAATACTGATGTTGTTACTATATATGATGAGAATGACACTAGTGGAACTTATACTACTAATGCTTATGTTGGTATTACTACTAATTCTGTTGGCGGCGATCTTAAACTCAATATTAAAGATATAGGTAGTGGTTTTACAAACGGTCAATCTATTGTAATTTCTTGTAATACAGTAAATGGTTCGGAAATTCAATGGTCTGCTGGTCTTCTTGTACCTGTACTGGGAGATGGAACAAATTTTGACCTTTATTTTGATAATAATGATATTGTAGAACTTACAGATAATACTAGTGCATTTATTCCAATTAAAGATATTGGGATGATTAAACAGGTCATTAATGCTACTTGTATGTTCTTATATGGTAACGTAACAAGTAATTCGACAGCTAATTCTTGTTATAAAGTTGCTCCAGTTATTATGCCAGCACAGTTTTCTGCAGAAGAAGCTGACAAGTTTTGGACAACTTCCGTATACGATAGAGCCAAAACTCAAACAAAATTTGGTCCATACGGTCATTATATTCTTAGAAAGGTAATGGCAGGTACTAACGATTTTATTCTTGCTGATCCAACAAGTGGTAATAGTGTTGTTAAAACTGTTAATCTTATAGATTCTGGTAAAGGATATCTGGATGGTGAGCTTGTAAAGGCTTATCTCTATGCTGGTATTTCTAATAATGTTAATATTTTAGCACAGGGTTCTGGATATCAAAATACTGACGTAATAATATTTTCTGGAGGTAGTCCTTCTACATACGCTTCAGGAAGAGTAGTTACTGATGAAAATGGTTCAGTAGTAGATACTATTATCGTTGAACATGGTTCTGGATATCAAAGTATTCCTAAATTAACAGTAAAATCTTTTAAAGGTAAAGGTTGTCAGCTGGAAGCTCAACTTTCTGAATTTAATTATAAAAGTGTGGTAACTGGTAGGGTAAAAATTAAAGGTTCTGGTACGGGAAGAGGATACTGGACTAATTCAAGAAGCTTCTTGAGTGATAATAAATATATCCAGGATAGTTATTATTATCAGGATTATTCCTATGAGATCCAAACTGGATTCACTTTGGATAAATATAAGAATATTCTTTATGATACGTTTCATCCTTCTGGTAATGAATTGTTCGGCAAATATGTCATGCATGAGGTTGGGGTTTCGGAATCTAAGATTCTGTACGAATCAGTTGCAGCTAGTTTTGCTATAGTTCTTACTTGTGACGATACGCTTATTACTTCTGATACTACACAACAAACAGTTAACGAAATCTAAGAGGGCATAGAATTGTCAAGACAAATAATTAATATTGGTTCTCAACCAAACGACGGTACTGGTGATCCAATCCGTTCAGCCATGATCAAGGTGAATGACAATTTCTCCGAGGTTTATGGTAGCTGGACTGCGACAGGCCCTTTCATTATCGCTTCAGATAACTCTAATACGGTTATTACAGATAAGTCTATAACTGTAGGTCTTGTTAGTGTTGGAGCTAATTTATTTGTTAATTCTACCGCTCTTTTCATCAACGGAAATTCTTATATTTCTTCTGTAGGAGCTCTTGTTCCAACTCTGAATATTGGATTCGGTCTTAAAGGTAATTCTACAACTTTTGTTGTGGGTAATACTATCTCAAACACTACTATCAGTTCTACAGGCGGTATTACTGGTCCATCTTATTCTGTTGTTGGTGGTCCTGTAATTGATCAGACTGGTATTACTGTCGGACAGTCTGTTTTAACTAATTCTGCATTAACTACGCCAAGTCTTGTTACGGGTAATACAACAGTAAATAGCGTTGGTTTTACAAATAAAAATACAACTATTAATGGCGATCAAGTAATTGCTTCAAATATTACTTCTACGTATTTGTTGACAGCTAATTCTATTGATGCTGGAGATATTGTTGCCAACACTGTTAAATTTAAAGGTGGTGGTGGTATTCAGAGCGGTAATATCGTAGCGAATGCTGTTACTGTTGGTAATGTTTATATGGTTCCTAACTTTATTACAGTTGGTAACGGATTTTCAAATGGCACTGTTGTTGGGTTTGGTGGTGTTAATACTGGTACACTCAGAGCTTCTGGTAACGTATACGCTAACGGTATTGTTGCTAATACTCTTTATGTTACTACGCAATCTATTGATCAGATTTCAGCTAATTTGATAACTCTTGGTGCTCTAGCTACAATTAACTCGACATATTTGGTTATGCCGAATATTTTGTCATCTAATACAAGATGTTATGATACTTTACAAGCAGATCAACAAATAAGAGTTGGTGATCTAAGCACTAACGCTATTATTACGCCAAGTACTCTTACTATTGCTAATGTTTCTAGTAATACTCTTTCTGTCAATAAAATATCTTATATGGCAGATATATATTCTAATTCACAGATCATTGTAACTGATACTAATAATAATAAAACTATTATAAGCGGTTCTTCAGTAACTACTGGAGACATGACAATTACTAAGACATTTACAGCTGCTGATATTGGTGCTAATACAAATATCTATCTTGGCGGTAGATTGTTAGCAAATACTACATTATTCACATTTAACCAATTCCAGATATCTGACAAAGACGGTGGTACTTTCTTTGGCCCAAGTGGCACTTTGTATGTGAATAATTCTACTGTTGAAGCTGGTGGCGTTACTCTTGCTAGTTTGTCGGTTAGAGTTGGTGGTTCTAAAGTAAATGCTACTTCTGTAGTTGCTCCAACTCTTGTTACAGGTAATGTTTATTCTAATTCGTTTATTAGACTTGGTTTGAACGATACAGACCCAACTCTAACAAATACCAATATCATGTATGGTATTTCAAATATCGCTTTAGATAGTATTAGTGTTGGCGTAAACGTAACTAATGCTTCTGGTGTTTATGTAACAGGAACACTTGGTGTTAACGGAGCTCTTATAGCTAATAATTCTAAAGGTAATCTTAATCAAGTTCTTACTTCAAATGGCAATGGTGTTTATTGGGCAGCTGCTCCTGTTGATCCAGGCGCTATGCAGAAAGCTCAGAACTTAAACGACGTTGCTAATAAAGCAACAGCAAGAACTAATCTCAGCGTTCCTGATCTTATTGGTACTGGAGCGTCCGGAACTTGGAATATTAATATTAACGGTAAAGCTAATACTGCTGGACTTGCTGATACATCAACATTTGCTAACACTGCTGGTAATTCTAATCAATTACAAGGTCAAGTTGTTGGCGCTAGTCCTAATCAGATTATAGCTCTTGATAATCTTGGTAGACTTCCTGCTGTTGATGGCTCGCAACTTACTAACATTAATGGTTCTGCTATTGTTGGAGATCTTCCTACAAGTTCTGATAAAATTATTATTTCTTCTACAGAACCTGATCCTGCTCAGGGTGGGCAAAACTGGATTTGGTTTAAGGTTTAATTTATGGCTCGTCAATTCATATATCTAACCAGTGGTAGTCAGTGGACTGTTCCAGATGATTGGAATAGTGCAGACAATATTATTCATTGTATAGGTGGTGGAGCTACTGGTGGTAATCAAAATGGTGGCGGTGGTGGCGGTTATGCAAGAAAATCAAATATATCTTTAACAAAACGTAATGTAATTAATTATTCTGTTGGTGGTATTTCTGGAACAAGCTGGTTTATTGATACGTCAACTATTTGTGCCACTGGTGGTTCTGGGCAATCTCCTGGATCTGGCACTGCTGGTGATGTTTTATACACTGGTGGTACTGGTGGTGGATCTGGTACTACTGGAGGTGGTGGAGGTGGTGCTGCTGGTCCAAATGGAAATGGTGGTAGTGGGGCTGCAGGTAGCAATTATGGTGGATCTGGCGGCAATGGTGATGCTGGGGCAGGTGGTGCTGGTGCGCCAACTCCTGGTAGTACGAGTGGTCAGTCAGGATCTCCAGGCAACGAATTCGGTAATGGGTATGGTTGTGGTGGTGGAGGATCTGGTGGAGGATTTGGAGGTAATGGTGGCTCTGGTGGCAGTTTTGGTGCTGGTGGCGGTGGTACTTCTAATTTAGCTTCTCCAGGAACTGGAACTCAAGGTCTCATCGTCATTGAATACACCCCTGGTCCGACTTCGCCAACACAAAATATGTCTATTAAATACAATGGTCAGTGGGTAAAACCATCCAATATTTTCGTAAGAAATAACGGTCAATGGACTCAAGTATTAGCAATGTATGTAAAAAATAATGGTCAGTGGATCAAACAGTAGGAATTAAAATGGGAAGACTTACGCCAACATATAAGAAAGCAATATATGACGAGTTAGTGGATAATATTACTGCTAACACTTCACAGTATTATGCATTTGCTTCTCATCCTATTCCTCTTCCTCCAAACACAGCGCCAGATCCTGTATCAGCTGATGATTATTCGGTTGATTTTTTGAACAACTGGTATATGTTATTTGGAAAGAAACTTCAGGCCAAAGATTTTGCTCCTCTAGTATTTAAGAATCTTTGGACTCCTGGACAGGTTTGGGATCGTTATGATAACCGTTCTAATACTGTTTTTGCTAACAATAGATTTTATTGTCTGGCTCCTCCTACGGATCCGGATGGTGATTATTATTTCTATAAATGTATTGACAACAATAATTTTGGTATTTCTAATACAAACCCATCCACGCATGGAACACCCATGCAAAGAACTACTTTTAAAACAAGCGATGATTATGAATGGAGATATCTAGCCAGAATATCAGCAGACACATTTGGCAGATTTTCTACGACTGATTTCTCTCCTATTTACACTGATCCTTCTGTGGAAGCTGATGCTTTTTCATATTGTTCTGTGGATAAAGTTGTTGTAGCTAATGCTGGTATTGGTTATGAAACATGGGCTAATGGTGTGATTGCCTCGATTTCAAATACTACAGTTCTTCAATTAGACGATAATTGTAAAGCTATTAATCAATATTATAACAATAATGCTATTTACATTTATAATTCTACTTCTACTTCTGGTCAAATTTTTGGTATTGTTGATTTTTACATTAAGAATAATAATAAATTTGTTGTTCTTGATGGAGAAGCTAACACTGATAATATCTCCCCCGGAACCACTCAATATGATATTGCTCCTGCTGTTATTTTTGAATCTGATGGGTTTTCTCCAGTTGGTAGAATTATTATATCACAAGTAAATAATGCCAATTCTATCGATCGTATTCAAATGTTAGATACAGGATCTTATATTAGTTGGTGTAATGTTTCTATTAGAACAAATCCGGATTATGGGTATGGAGCTAATATCTATGCTGTCGTTCCTCCTCCTGGTGGTCATGGAGCTAACCCAGCTGTAGAATTAGATATGGTTGGATATGGAATTAATATATCTTTTGTTAACTCCGAAGGTAATACTATACCTACAGACAATCTACTATATAATAAAATAGGTATTCTGAAAAATCCTTGTGTTTTACAAGATGATGGTTCTAAGGGTATTCAGTATTTTAATCCAACATATAATAATATTATGGTAGCTAATGTTCAATATACATCATATGCATC